GGATCAACAGGCTGGAAGCGTCCATTCATACGCATCATAGCTCCGTCTTCCATATTCTTTTGCAGTAATCTAAGCATCAAGCCAAACAAATCTCTTGCGCCATCAGCTAAATTTCTAACCATTACTTCTACTTGCCCTGCTGCGGCCTGCACAGTGGCCTGCACAGCAGCTTTAGTTGTAGACTGCATAGCATCAGGGTCTAAGCCCATAGAGGCCTTGGTAACGCCTGTCTTGCCCTCTACAAGCTGATCTAGATAGGTTAGTGCGCCTAGCGTTTGGCCTGCTGTAAATGGCACAGCTAAATCCTGCACTGCGCCTGCCTGACGCATACGAACAATAGCACCTATTTCGTTATTCAAAACATCGTCTATATTTACTGCGCCATCGACTATACCAACTCTAGGATTATTGGTCATAGCTACGTTATCTAATATACCTCTTAAAATAGAGGTTGCTGCGTCTTGATCATCTATAACTAGGTCAGCAATGCTTCTGCCATAGAATGTGTGGGGTTCTGGGTCTACTTCAAATTTTGCAAAAGGTAATTCGTCTGCTAACTCATAATCTAGCAGCTTGTATTTTGTTCCACCGCATAAAAACTTATGCAACACAGCAACCCCTGTTCCATCAACGTCCATTCTCATATAGGCTTCAGTTACAGTGACTAGCCTCATAGATGGATCAGAGCTTGTTTCATTAAAATCGTCTGAGTAACCTTGGCGCTCTTGTCTTTCTGCCTCAGTCATTTCTGAGCCTGCATCAAAGCTATCTAATTTAAGAACATCATCAGCATCAAAACCCATAGATATAAGGTCACTAGCTCTCATCTCTGTTCTGTGAGCAACAACATGAGCATCCTCTAAGGTTCTGCAATTTCTATCAACAAAAAATTCTTCTGGCGGCACACTCTCTATTTTTAAACAGCCAGCATATGCTTTTCTAGAAACCTTTGCAGAATGAACAGGCGTTTTTATTTCAGCGCCTTGTTCATCTATACTCATTTCCTGCTCAACAGTATGCTCTAAAACGGTTACATCATCATCCTGTACTAGAAACGTATACTCATCATCGGATAAGTTTGTATAAGTATAAATCTCTGCTTCTGGCATTTCTTCCCAGTAAGCTTTGACTATACCCTGCTTTTTAATTAGCGCATCGTGAAACGCATCGTTCAGCACCCTATAACCATTGCTGCGCTGAAACTCATAATGAACGTAATCAGTCGCTTGCTCTGCCATTGCCACATCTTCAGCGCCATGTGGCATAAATTCTACTGGTCTAGCTGTACTTAGAAACACACGCATCAGGCTGGGCTTAACCGCACGAACAACATCTCGAACCTTAGTCGCAACTACTTTGCTGCGCCCATCTTCATAACCTATATCAACTTCACCATCGTAGTAGCGTTGCGCTCTAATTCTATCCTCAGATATTTCACTTTCCACAAAGTCTACAGCATCATCAATAGCGGATTGAACAATGTTTTCTATTTCGCGTTCTGTTTTAGCTTTAAGTTCCATCTATTGCTCCTGTAGTGTTGCCGAAGCTCCAACCAAGTAAGGCGCTATGCTTCTTTCTATTCTTGCAAAGTTTTTAGGGTTTTTAACATCTAAAAGTAAACTTTTAAATAACTCTTCATCCTCGACTGCACGCATCATTAGCTGTTCAGCTTTATTTGTTGTTAATCTACTTAATAAAGCTTTCATTCTTTCTGAAAGAATTTGAGCAGTTTGCAAGCTTCCTCCTGCACTTCCACCACCCATAGCGCCACCTTGTCGCGCTGCATATATTCTACCGACAATTTCTACAAGTTTGTTTGTTGGGAATGGACTAATTGCGCCTTTTGTAGAACGCCCCACTCTTGCTAAATCTAATTTTTTTACTTCTTTTGTAATTAAATTTAACCTATTTAGTTCTGCACTCGTATAAACTTGATTAGCTACAGACTTAAATGTTTCATCATTAAGTTGGCTTTCTAATCTAGTTCCTCTTACTTGTGACGCAGGCAAATCTACATTAGCTGCGACTTGTGGTGTATCTATAGAATTGTTTAAAATTCTTTGAGACAATGCAGATTTTATTCCATTTAAAGCCTGACCTGTCGTGTCTTTCTTTGCAGTCCTAACTAGATTAGCCATCTCTATTTGAGGGTTTTGAGAATTAAAAATGTTATCTAAAGCTTGTCTTGTGTTTGATTGAGAAAATCTTGCTAAAGTACCAGCCTCTACATTTGCTACCAAGTTTTGCCCTGTTTGAGCAATATCTTCTATTTTCTGCTTAGTGTTTAAAGCGTTCTCTACATCTGTTTTTATAGCAGCAAACTCTGGAGAGTCTAAAACTCTATTATATTTTTGTAAAAAACTATCAGCTTTGCTTTGATTAAATTTACCATTAGGAAAAACATCTTTATCAAACCTTACTCTTAAAAAGTTTGTTATAGCTCCTATACCTTCATCTCTACCAGCTTCAGAAACTTCATCGCCAGACAGAGCAGCTTTAAAATCTTTAGTTGATAATAAATTCTCTACATCACTACTTTTAGTTAAGGATTTCTCCAAAGTAAGCTCATCTCTTACATTTGGATCACCTGTTGCTTTTTTAGCAAGCAAACTTCCCACAGTTCCACGAGAAAATTTATCGTGATATATTCTAGTAAAGTCTCTAGCCTCAGCTATTGCCCTTCCAACATCAGTGGCTAAATCAACATTATTTAAATCTTCTAAAATGTCATTAGCTATTTCATTAGCCAATCTAGCCATATTGCTGTTTGGGGTTGCGCCAGATGAGGCATCTCTAGACCTTGTTCTGAGCTTAGAATATAAATCAAGTAAATCTTTAACTTTTATCTCTTTATTCTTTTTTGCATATTTTTTACGAAATTTATTAATTTCTGGCGGCATATCTGCTTTAGAAAATTCACCTAAATTTTTCTTTTGAGTAATAACAGCCTGATTAGTTAATGGTGAGCTTATTTTCTGTTCTTTCGGAATACGATTCCACAGTCTATTTCTTTCTACCTTTGCAGCATTTTTAGCTCTTAAAAGTTCTGCGGTTAGTATAACGCTAGACTGCATATCATCTGCACCCTCATCTGCTATTTTAGTCTTTGCAGATTGTTGTGCAGCCTTTACATATTGATTAACTCTATCAGTAAATGCTTTTACTCTTTGCGCCATAAAAGCTTGAGTGTCCTGTACGTTTCCTTCAGGAGTAAATTCTCTTCTAGCAATTTCATCCGACTCTGCTCTTCTAGCTTCAATTCTTTCTCTTACTAGAGGGTCTCTTTCCATTGCTTCACGCTCAACTCTTGCAAAATATTCTTCACCTGTTTTTTGCATTGGAGTTAAGTTTAATGGGCTTTCTGCCATTCTATTTTCTGCTATGTTTACGGCTGCTTGCCTGCCCCCTGCGCCACGCACAAGCTCATCTGAAACAAGCCTTTCCGCACCTGTTTCAGTAAAAGGCGCAAGAGCTTTTTTTGTTCCTTGATACGCATTTGCAATAGGTCTAGCCACATATGCAGCAGGAGGTAAATTTAAAGCAAGATCACCTACTTGCTTTGCCTGATCTGCTACAATCCTTCCCCCTGCTGGTAATACACCAGTAGCAATACCACCTAAAAGACCAGCAACATCTTGAACAGGCTGGCTATAACCTCTATCCGCAGCCTCACCTTGAGCAGTTCTAGCTCCTGCGCCAGCTAAAAGCTCTGCTAAAAATCCACTTTTAGTTGCCATTGTTGGATAAATTCTATCAGCAATTGCTCCTGTTATACCTTGTGCGCCCCTTAAAGCTTTTACACCAGCCGTAAACGGTAAAGCATATGATGCAGCCTCACCTATACCCTTACCAATTCTTTCATCAACCGTTTGAGCTTCGCCTTCTGCAACATTTATATTTGCCATATTCATAAGATTTTTAAGGCCAGTTTCAGCCGAACCTGTGTATTGGTCAAATGGATTTACCAAATCCACCATGCCACCTACACCCTCTGCAATTTCTTTATTAATTTGCCCCATAATATTAGAAAAAGTAGATTTTTTAGGTTCAGCGCTTTCCTGACTATTTGCTAATCTACTAGCAATTACAGCTAATTTTTCAGCATCCTCTTTTCTTCCAGCCGCTTCTGCGTTTCTTAGAGCTTCTAGTGTTTGTTCTAATTGAGACATATTAATAAACCTTAATCGGCTGTTGGAACAAATTGCGGTGTAGTTACGTTAAGCTTTTGCTCATTAGGCAAATTTCTATTAATTAAATCTATTTCATCTGAAGAAAGATTTGGCGCTGATTGTATTGTTGCGTTACCTTGTAAAGATTCGAGAAGAGATTTGTAATCTGCTAAATAGCGTTTTACTTTAGGTAACTCTTCTGTTGCTAAACTAACTGATTCAGGTTTTACTTTTGTTTTTCCGCTAACAATATCTTGGTAATGCTTCACAGTATCCTCTAAGGCTCTAACCATAAGTCTTGATTTTTTTATAGCATCAGCCACACCAGTGCTAGGTGAGCTAGGATCAATAGTGTAGTTATCTAAAACCATTTGTCTGGTAAAGTTTGAAGGCCTTCCTTCAACTTCAACAGTAGCAGCAAGAACAGTATCAGCTTGTAGCTTTCTTAAAGCTGCATTTGCATCGCCTGCTTCATCAAAAGGCATACGTCCAACAATAGCGTCTGAGATTTTATTGACAACATTTTTGCCAAAACCAGACAGGCCTAACGCTTCTGTAGCATCTGTGTCAGCAAATATTCCTGTTGACTCATCACCTGTCTTCTTACTTTCTATACCTAAATTTTCTTCTAAATCACTAATATTAGCTGGTTTAAATTCAGTTCTTTCATTAGTAGCTACATTGTATTTTTCAGCTATACCTGTTACATTATTAGGTATTATTTTAATTACACCATCAACTAAACCTACAGCATCAGCCCTAGATAAATTAAAGCTCTTCATTATTCGATTAATTTCAGCTTCTTTTGCATTTGGGGTAAGCGCAGCTTTTGCTGCATCTCTTTCCATACCGTATTGATTTGAAAGCCCTAAAAGTTCTTTCTTAAACTTAAAATTATAATCAGCTAAATATTTTGCTTGTTCTGTGCTTAGTTGACTTTTGATTTTAGCAAGGTCTATTCCTAATGAATTTTGCAACTCCATTAACTTTACTCTATTTTCAAAATCAGCGCCTCTAGTTAATTCCTGTCTTTGTCTTAATAATTCTTCTTCTTGCAGCATTTTTTCTAATTGAAATTGTCTGCTTTTAATATTTTCAGCAGATGTAAAATCTCTTCCTGCGTCAGCTAATTGCATTTGCCTTTGAAACGCTAAATCAGCCGCAGAAGAAGCTCTAGCCGCAGCCCTTTGTTCACTTTCTATATCAAACATTAATTTGTAAGCATCAGCGCCTTTTAACTGACCTGTTCCAACCATAGCAGCAAGCCTATTACCCATAGGCGTACCTAAACCTTTTAAATACTCAACAGTTTTATTTTTTGCTCTATTAGCTGTACGCTGCTGCTGTATAGTTTGTAGAGCTTGATTAAGACCCTTATCAGGCTCAAACCTTAGTGTATTAAATGCTCTTGCTGCTGCGCCTGCAAAGTCTCTAAAATCATAATCTTTAATCATGTTTTACCTCGGCATAAATGTTGGCATACCAGCCGCAAATTGAGCGCCTGCGGTTAAGTAATCCATAATACCTAGCTGTCTATCTTGAATTTGAGTTTGCGGCACTGGCGCAGCGCCTAACGCTGCAAGTGGTAACTGAAGTTTATTCATTGGAGCGTTAGCATACTGACCATACTGATTTTTTGCTGCATTAATAAGGTTCTGCATTAGTTGCTGTTGCATAGTGCCTTGCTGCATTTGTTGCTGATTTATAGCTTGTCCCATGTTAAAGGCCTGAGAACCTACGCCTTGTAAACCTTGCGCTGACCTAAACGCATTATTTATAGCATTATCAAAACCTCTTTGACGTAATGCCCCAACTTTATCTAATGCTTGTTGTTGAAAACCTTTTAATGCTTCAGCTTCCATAATGCCTTGCCTAGAGCCACCGTAAGCGCCTGCTCTTTGCGCCCCTGCACCAATATTATTCAGACCCATCTGAGCAGCGCTTCCAACATCTCTTAATGTTTTATCAACTACCGCATCATTAAATGGGTTCATAAATTGGTTTACATTTGGATTAGCAAAACCTTGGCCTGCTGCCATTGTTGCTTGTGCCGCCCCTTGATAGGGGTTCATTGTCATTGCTGGATTTGCTGCGCCTGCCATATTATTTACCCCTCGACATAGTATCTCTTGATATAGGTTGCACCCCTAGCGATGCTCGTGGAGCATATTGAACAGGAGTAAAACTTTCTGCGCTTCCTAATGGAGCAGCATTACTTCCTGCCTCACCTGTTTGAGGATTCATAAAAAATGTATCCATGTATTGGCTTTGTGCTGGCCTAAACTGCGCTAAATTCTCAACAGATTGCTCAAATAAAGGTGCAGAAGAGTACCCCATAGCACCACCAGCAAACTCTGTTGGTTCAGGCATAAATTGTCCTTCGCCAGTATTCATACCAAAAGCTGACGCTGCATCTTGCGTATTTTGAAAAGCTGCGTCTTGCATTGGAGAAAATGCAGCAACATCTGCTCCATAATAAGGAGTGTAACCTATGTTCGATATTTTATCAGCAAGAGCCAAATTAGATTGAGCAGCATCCTCAATATATGCTGGTATTTCTGTTCTTGTGGTTCTACCACCACCTTTGCCGCCACTCATCTTATATCTCCTTTTGAAATGAAGCGTGTAGTGGCTTCCAGCCATACGCTTTCAAGGGTTTCTTCCATCCAAAACGGCCTGTAATACTCAAAGCCTCACATCCATAGCTTTTTGCCCAATCTGTAACATCATTGTGCATATCTAACAACTGATCTAGCTCACCACCGCCTAAAAACACGTTTAACACCTTTTTTCTAGGATATATCACAATTTCTGTAACAATGCACCCCCTTGCACTAGGCCATAGCTGCATATTGCCCTCAACAATACCTTTTGCCACATCTTCAAACTCATGTGTGCCGCCACTATACTCCAAAGCCGCCTCTATCCAAGGGCGGCATCTTTCCAATTCATTTACTTGTGTATCTTTAGGCATTTAATATGTAGACAGTGCTACCCTCTTCCAAATTGCCGTACTACCATCGTGTGCAGCCGTACAAATATAAATATAAGACGCATCCCAAGCTATCATTCCTGCAACATCTCCTGCGGAGCCAGTGCTGCTACTTGGAGTTGCCTGTTTCATAGCAACCTGTCGAAATGCCCCATCTGAAGAAACCACAGGATAATTCTTTTCATCATCCCACAGAAAAATACCGTTATCAGCAGGCACATCACCAGATGATTTAAAAAATAATTTACCTAAGTTTCTACTTAGAAAAAGATTAAGCTCTCTGCCCCATTGACGAATATCTGTACCTATAACTGGTGGTGTAACTGGCATTATCTAGTACCTCCAACACTTGCCTCTAGGCGCATAGTTCCTACGCGCCATTTTGCAGCTTTACTTCCATCCACTCTCATTCTGACTTGCCTACCACTAAATCTAGCGTTTGTTGGATTACTTGGGTTAAAAGCGCCATGTACTGTTTCAGCACCATTAGGATAATATCTAGTTTTAAAAGTCATGGTTACATCGCCTTGAGTTTTTTCATCAGGTATAATTGATGTAACATACATAATATTATCGCCATTACCTATAGAAATGCTGCCTGTTTCGCAGAAAATAGAACCGCTATCATAATTCAAACCCTGCTCATGGTTGAAAACCATTACTGGTTCGATGACATTAATAGTTCCACCCATTCCTGAGTGATTTCCGCAATAATAATACAGCGTTGACGGTGTGCTATCTGTAACAGTTATTTCTACATAACTGCCTGCATTTCCTGCTGAACCTGTTGAAACGACATTAGTGTTGTACGCTGAACCACCGCCATGAGTTCCATTTGAAGTCGTTGAAAGTTGAAAAGGATGGTTAATATTAGAATTATCTGCTTGATCAAATCGGTAAGTATTACCCTTTTTTAGCGTTAGAGTAGGAGCCGCACCAGAATGATCGGAAATAAAATACTTATTACCGCCACTATCGGCAACCGTAACATTATAAGTAATATTTTCAGGATTTTCACCACTCATTATAGGCGTTCTGAATACACCTCTAGAAACTCCACCAGTTCTAGATAAATTTCCAATAAGCCAATGGTTTTCTAATAAGTCTAGCGCAACATATCTGTCAATTTCCAAACTATTTGCAGACGGATAAAACCACCAGATTTCATTAAATTCTGTATTACTCCAGCCCCATATTTTAGACTGCTGATTTACGTTTATATCATCAAAAACGTAATCATGCACCTCACAAGGTATTTCTTTAACAGTGTTACCGTCAAACCCAAAGAATCCTTTTTGCCCCATCCAAAATGCACCCATATCGGTATCTACTGCACTCATTCTTGAAACAGCGCCACAAGAAGTTCCCACACGATTAAAACCATAAACATAAGGTGCGCCAAGATATTTAGCCGAAAAAGCATCACTATCTGTTATTATGAGAGTTTGGCCTCTGGTTTTTAATCCCTGCATAATTTGACCAGTTGTTTGGAGAGTTATATCTCCAGCTTCATTTGTTGCCGCTGGAGTCCAAGTCGTGTTTACCTCTTTATCGCACCACTGCACTTTTCTGGGATCACCGCCTGCACCTAATAAAAATATAAACCTTTCTTCAGTAACAACCAAACCTAAATTATTAGTTGGCGCATTTGCAACAGGCGCTGCAACCGCAGATGAGCCAAGTTGCCACTCAACCAGTGTGCCAGTATCATAATGAACACCTACTAAATATTGACCAAAATTATCTAATTGCCATGTTGTCGCTTCTGAATAAGTACCAGTGGAAGGCCTTTGCGTACCAAAATAACCAGTTCCGTAAAACCCACCACCAAAACCTAAATTAAGCCCTGCATCCTCACGACCAGTTGTCATTGAAGTTGGTGTAATATCGTAGGTTGTGCCAGAACCTACCATTGCCGTAAGTTCGTTATGGCTTCCTGCTGCAAAATAGGCCGTTCCGTTTAAACTTTCCCATGCGTGAGCGCCTCTTACTGGATTTGTGCAAAAACCAGATTTAAATGTTTGCCACCCACCGATAGGACGCAAAGAACCATCGCGCCACCTTACAAGGCTACCATCACGCCATCTATTAGCAGCATCTAATTCTGTGCCGTTTCGATAAAATCCAGCTTTTAAGTCAATCGGTATTAAAGGCATATTATTTCCAATGCGCTGCGGATAATTGCATAATTGTTGACCCTGCGACAATATTAGAAGCAGGGTTATTTTGAAC